CACACTGATTGAATGCAGTGTAGATGCCAACCTCACCCACAGTCTCTAATGGTTGAAAAGGAACCACAGTAAACAGTACCAAGGACCACATTATTCATACTCCTCATCATAAGCAGGGTCAGTATCGATTACAACATGCCCAAACTCAAGTTGTCCGCCTTGTGAGCCAGTCTCAAACGGCTCGGCAAATTCTTGCACAGCACCCAAGTCCAAGATGTTGTCATACTTGTTGGCACGAATGTCTGACATCAATATGCAACCGATGCTTCCTGCGTCCACTGAATATGTGTGTCCGTATTGGTCATAGTACTCGCCGTCGCCGTATGCAGTGCCGTAGATGGCAAATTTACGTCCGTCGGGCAGATAAAATTCGCCGTCGATAACTTTTTCGGCTTGGAAGATGATGTTGCAAACTTGTTCCCACTCGTCACTGTCCATGACGTAGCACAAGTCACCAATGTAGTATTTTCCTGCGGGCATTGTCATCATGCTGCCTTTCTAAAATAACCATAGGGCAAACCCTGGGTGAAACAGAGGTACTCGTCATCACCGTTGGCGCCTTCTGCCTCGTGGATCCAACGCAGGGCCATGTCACGATCTTTAGCACCCGACATCAACAGTCCCTGCACTCGCATCTCAAAGTCATGCTGGGCATTGGCTTCAGCCTCTTTGCGCTGAATTTCGGCCTGCTCAATGGCAGCACCCAAACTGGCAAACTCCATTTCGAAGTCAGCAAGGGTCCACTGGGTGGTGTCAATCCAACGTGGGCGAACACCATATGCGTCCTTGTACATGTCCCAATAGGTACATTGGGCTTGCTCAAGATCCGTCATGTCTTCCCAACTTTTAAACTGTTCCATTGCTGACTCCTTGTTGCTTTGTATGTCTATATTATAGCAAAACGGTGATTATTGGTCAACCGCTTTGACCCGCACATCAGTGTTCAGCGCAGGTGCATACATTCGTATTAACTCGCGCTCTAGTCGGTGTGCAACATCTTTGCCACGCACCGTGTCCACGATTGCGTAGTTTACAGCGGATTCGCCTGCGGCGCGAATCGCTTCGTACAGGTTCCAACTCTTGTCTTCAGTGCGGCTACGGTAGATGTGTTTGTTGACACGGCTACGAAGCGACATGTTGATTGTGCGCTGGGTTTTTGCGGTAATACCAACGTAGTACTCCAATCCAATTTGGATCATGTACACAATGTGGGTTCGATCGGTGCGTTTCTTTCTCATCATGTGTGTATTATAGCATTTCGGGCAATTTCGGTCAACCAAAAAGTAGTACTACAAAAGTACTACCTTTTGACTGTTGTAAATACGCTATGGACTACAGTGCTTTATTTGCAAAATCGTTGACTAAATTAGGCGTGACGTTTACCCCTGTGTATCACTGCTTTGAAAATACCCGCTCGCCTCACACAGGGTGGAGCCTGCGCTTGCCTGACTTTGACACAGATGTGTTGTTGTTGCACTTTCAGGATCTAGTGAACATACGTGACGGCCGTGTGCTGGAACTTGAGCAGATAGAACAGCGGTATGGTTCACAGGCTGACCGCGTGATTGTGACATACTGGAATCACGGCTTGGATCGGGTGTACACAGGGCCTGTCAAGTTAGTTGAGTTCAGCAATCACAACTATGATCTTGTGAATCAGTTGCACCAGCGTTGGTTGGAATGGTATCACATTGTGGGCGAACCCAAGACACAGGCCTGGCAGTGTTTGAATGGTCGCATGTGTGATCACAGAAACAGAGTCGTGCAAATATTAAAGGATTGTCCCGGCGGCACATTGAGTTACCATGATCGTATTCGCCTGCCCAACTACGACTACACTCAATACACCTACAACAATGTTGACAATTTTATCAACTTGGATTATGTGTACAAGGCCTCAGCAGTGAACATTGTGACAGAAACAGAGTATGCTACTGCACCAGGAATCATATCAGAGAAAACCCTGTTGGCCATGGCTGCTGAACAAATACCCATAGTAATAGGACATCAGGGCATTGTCAAGCACTGTGAAGAATTAGGGTTTGACATGTTCACAGATTTGGTAGATGTCAGTTATGATTTCATGCCCAATGAGATTCGTGCAGAGCAGGCTGTGTTGTTGAATCAAGACTTGATACAAGGACGCTTAGACCTGGCACCGTACCAAGAACGGCTACAGACGCAACGTGAGTTTTTGTTGGATGATTATTCCACCATGATGGAAATCAGATTTCAGCGTGATATCAGTAACTTAAACTTTTGATAAATCTCTGCATGTCTCCATGCAAGGTGGCCATTAATGCTTCTCGACTGCCAAACATTACCATGTTGTTGTGCTTGCGATTGTTTACAAGGTAATACGGTGATGCCATGTGACGATCCAAAGCAATCAAGTTGCGTGGTGTTAATAATTTTTCCGGCAATTCAAACGTGTAACTGTTTAGTTCCAAGCAATCACTAAACACACGATATCCTTCGTAAGTCAATCGCAAACCACCATCATCACGTATGTTCTGCCACCATGTGCGCATGGCATCATCCACAGACGGTGCATCAGGATAATGATGTATTAGTTCTGCTGTGAGTTGGAATTTATTGAGCATTGGGATAGATCTTATCCCCTTGCGTTAACAGCACAACACTAAACTTATCTGTCTTGAATTGTGTGTTGAGTTTTCTAGCCAAATTGATAGCGTGTCCGGGGTTGGAAAACGACACCTTTTTGTATTTGGGACCAGGAAATTGAGTGAGCAAGTTGCTGGTTTTCAAGTTAATAGGCTTAGTGTCAAAGAACACTGCCCACACACCTTCACTGGCCAGAACTTGTTCTGTCTTGTAGGACTGTTTGTTGGTGTGCTCAATCAGCACTGTTGGCTTTGGTCTTGACATATTAAACTCCATGTTTATTTATGCCAATAACTATGCAGATTTAAAACTACCACCAGTGATCTGCACTTCTACAACTTCTGCACCACGTGCTTGTTGTTCACGCATTTGTTCCAATGTAATCAACAGTTTAGTGATGTCCGCATGCAAGTCTTTGGCATCGCGCATAGGCATGGAGAAATCTTTTTGCCCACGTGCTTCGTGTGCCTTAACATTGTCCACAAATCGATGTATGTGCAAACTCATTTTTTGGTCACATACGGTGACAACACAGGTGGGTGCCAACCTGTGGGCTTGAGCACTTTGCCATCTTCACGTTTGCGCACTTTGCCTGTTTCACGATCGATCTTGGCAAAGTTGGTGGCCATTACTTCTTTCCAAGCACCCTCAGCATCAAATCCTGCACTGTGAATGGCGCCAATGGTCACAACAAGAATGTCAATCAGTGCGTCTAGTGTTTCAACTTGGTCATGATTTTTTATTGCCTCACCTAATTCATCTGCTTCTTCTTCAATCAGTGTTAGATACATGTTGAATTGGTCTGCGTTAAAACTGTCGACTGACTGGTCGCAGGCTCGCATGAATTTTTCTTGATCACAAAAGGGATTTGTCACGTGCTGCCTCCTGAGTATGAAATGGTCCTTGATACTGATAACGTTCCAACACAATCAGTTTTGGGTTGCGAATCAGTTTCCAGGCACGATGTTGTTTCACAGCATACCAACCTGCGGCATACCATGACTTGCTTTTGTTTTCTTTTGTAAACAGTGGTAATCGGTGTTTGACATCCCACATGGGATTGAATGCTCTGCAGCCTGTTTCAAAACCATGCACTTGATCTGGTGCAGGCTTGGTGGTCTTCTCAGGTGGAGCAAACTCAATGTTGGCTCGTTTACGCACCATGGGAATGGTTTTGAATTTGCCAACTTGATCATGTATGCGTACAGTGTAGCCATCGTGTTCGGCTTCGACCACACCAACCTTGCGATTGTCCTGCTTGAGGATCCAATACTTTTTATCCACTATGGGCTTTGCTTCGATCATCCAATACTCCTTTGTATGTTTCATTCAACCAGCGACCTATGGCATCTGCATAGTCACTGAGTTTGGTGAGCTCGTACTTGCCACAAAATCGTAAAAAGTGCGCACCTACCATGCCCACATCTCTATGGCTAATCTGCTCACGTATGGCTTCGTCTACCACGGCTTTGATTGCATCAGGCTGTGCAGTGAGATCGATCAAGGTGCGATTGCGTTCATAGTCGTCTAGCACCTTGCGTTCCACTGATTCATGGTCCATCCAACGTTGCAACATGAGATTGTTCCACGCATAGCCGCGTCGGTCACGATCTTCAAATGCTTCTGTAAGTCCCACTTGATTCTTTGTGCCTTTCACACGCACACCTGGATAGGCCGAAAACACATTGTCACCAGGATCACCACGCATGCACTTCAAGAACAACACCCACTTCTGGTAGTCCACAGGTGGCACAAAATTAGCGTCTGGCTTGCCAACTTTGATCTTTGAGTTGCTCTCAATAGTAAATGCCAAATTTTTGCCTTTTGCGTCAGTAACACCCGCAGTGCTAAACAAGTGATCGTTGATGCCGTTGTACAATTTGACATTAGGGGCAATCAACTGCACAAAGTCAGAATCTGAACTGACAATAACATGCTCGTCTTGGGGGTGTAGTGCAATCCAACGTGCAATGATGTCATCTGCTTCTGCTGTGGCACAACGAACAACACTACAGTTGGTTTTTGTAGACAAGTATTTAGTCAGCTCATCATAGGTT